ACAAGGATAACCAACTCATAAGGCTATGAACATCAACCAAGCTTTTGATGACATAGAGGTCAGAGAAAAATTTAAGCCTAGATATTATTTAGGAGTCAGTCAGATCGGTTCTGAAAACGATCGCATGTTATGGTTCAACTTTAGATGGTGTATGCCATTTGATATAGAGCCTAGAGTTTCTAGGCTGTTAGATCTGGGTAATGTAGTTGAAGACCATTTGATAGATAAGATGCGTCAGATTGAAGGCGCCAAAATTTATGACAAAACCAAAGATGGTAAACAGTTTGAAGCTAATGCTTTGGGTGGACATGTTAGCGGTCACATTGATGGCTTGGCTAAGAACTTACCAGGTTTAGATCCTAAAGAAACTTACTTGCTTGAATTTAAAACTGCCAACGATAAAAGGTTCAATGAGTTAAAAAAACTTGACAGCTATTGCGCTTGGTCTCAAGAGTATAAAGCACAAGTTCATTTGTATATGGGTATGTTCAAACTTAAAAAATGTATTGCTATTGTTTACAACAAAAACAATTCTGATCTGTACACTGAGATCATTGATTTTGATAAAGAGTTATACGATTTGTTTATGGACAAAGCCAAACGCATTGTTGAGTCAGCAGAACCACCAGAAAATAAAATTCCAGAAACAGATTACCGCATTAGATCTTTTATGTCGCAAGAACAACAAGACATATATCTAGGAAAAAAACTTCCAGACAAAGTCAATTGTCGTAACTGTCGCTTTGCTAAACCAAAGCTAGATGAAGAGGGAGCAACCTGGTTTTGTGAGGCCCATAAACGCAATCTGTCCATAGATAGGCAACTCAAAGCATGCCCTAGGCATAACTTTGTCCCAGAATTGATCTCAGCGCTTTGCATAAATAAAACTGATAATAGTGTCGAATATAAGCACGAAGATATAACTATCATTAATAGTTCAGAACAAATTAGTGGTAAAACGCCAGATCATTACTCAAGTAAAGAATTAATTCAGATTGTTAACAACAATTACCCAAGATCTGTTATTGATAATCTTAATGAAATGAAAGCTGGAAGCTTGAAAAAGTTTGCTCCAATAAAATTAACTAAGATCTCCAAAACAGAAGAGGAAGAAGATCCTCTTAAAGATGTNCCTTTTTAACCAAGCCCTAACAGTTTGTTTATTTCTTCTTGTCTTAAAGCGTCTACATTCCTAACAGTAGGTTGANCAACANTAGGTGTTCTTGTAANAACTGGNTGAATNTTTAANTNTTGTGGTCTGGGTTGAGGTTGTGAAAANGTTGGCTGATTAAAACTACCAACNAAGTCTTGACCACCAAGCATCATACCTAANTGATAAAGCTTTTCTATTGGCACAGGTTGTCTAGCTTTGTTGTAATCCGATCGCAATGCTTCAGATAGTAAACCTTCTTGCAATTCTATTGGTTTAAATATTCCTTGCATGACTAATTCTCTATTAGATACTTTTGCTCTTGCAAGTTCTCTGTCAATTTTGTATGAATCTAAACCTAATAAACGAGCATCTTCAATAGCGGTATAAAGATCTCGTAAAGAATTGTAACGTCCTTCGTTTGAACGAATGTATGATTTAACAAAGTCTTCAGCGTCTCTTAAGTTAGAGGAACGCAATACTCTATTAAATTCATTAGAAGAGTTTCTTATAGCTTCATTGGCGCTAAACCCTTTGTATCTTAAAGACTTTTCTATTTGTGGTTTAACTACTTTCAAACCACTAAAAGCTTGTACCATGGTTTCGGCTGGATCTAAACGTGTACCTTTTCTAGTAATTAGTTTGTCTTCACCTTGTCCATCTGTGCTACCAAAGATACTGCTGGTTACAACTCTTGGAAAATCTTTTTGTTCAAATTTAATTCCTAAGACACCGCCCCCAGGGTCAGCAGAAATGTTAAATGGTACTACAGAAGGAGCTATTTCATCAGTTATGTAAGCGATGCTTTTTAATANCTTATCGCCTTCAGTATCAGTGTCATTCCAAATTGTTCTACCTGTATCTGTTTCTCCNTTGTAAGCTTGCAAGAAAGTATTAATNCCTAATGATGGCTCATAGAATGGTGAGAATAATTCACTGGCTGCTGAAGTAGTTGCTCTAAATGAAGTATCGAGTAAAGATCTTTCGTTTCTATTACCATTCATAACTTCCATCATTAATGCTTTTACAGGCCTTTGTAAGTAATCGTAAGGATTGGTATAACTAAAGTTGTAAAAGCCTGTTGGATTACCATTTTTATCTGAACCAGTTGGAATCAATGTTGCTGTCTTATCCCATGGTGCAGCGAAAGATCTCTTGTAAGCGTCTGTCTTTTCTTGGTCAACTCCTGTTAAAGCATTTCCTGTAGCAACCAAAGCTGTTGGTAATCCCATAGTTACAGTTGCAGCCCCAGCCAATCTTCTAGCACCTATCTTTGCTAACTCTGAGTTACCACTAGCTAATTCGGCTGATGCACGAGCAAGGGTATTGGCTGTGTTTCTAATAATCTCAGAAGGGAAAGCAACGAAGTTACCAAGCAAAGGAAAATATTTCATTGCTTTTACTGCATCTGGTACACGTGAATAAGTCGGTACAGTATTCAAAGTTATTTCAGCAGCTTCAGCTTTAACAAATTTTTCTAGTGCTTCTCCTGTTAAATCACTAGCCTTTACAACTGGACCATTTGGTGTGTTGCTAATAATGTCTTTAAATTCTATGGTTGCACGAGCAGATCTGACCGGTATAGGTTGAGCGCCAGAAGCTTTTATAGCATTTTTTAATTTAGCTTGTTCAGCATTCCATGCAAACATACGAGCAGCATCATCAGACATGGAGTAAGCTTTTTCAAATGTCTCTATACCTGTAAGCTTTTTAGCTTTTCTTCCTAATTCACTGCCTGTAACTTTTTGATAAATACTAGAATCTTCTGTAGCATATCGCGCTAAAGTTCTAATCTCATCTAAAACTGCGCCACCTCTTTGTATGATTCCATAATCTTTAGCATCTTTAACTACACCTCTTTTCAATGCTCTTTTTGATGGATCAAATAAACCTGCAAAAACTGTATTAACAGCATCAACAAATCTACCGCTTGCTCCTAGATTACCATTCATCAAGGCAAAGAAAGGAATAGAGGTAAAGTTTCTTATTTGAGTAGTAGGAGATAAAACAGTTTTACCATATTGTGTGCCTGCTTTTAATGCGAGCAATCCTTTTATTGACTGCCCTATGGCGCCAGTGTTTGCTAACAGATCGGTAGTTGCGCCCATGATGGCATCGTGAAAAATATCTTGTGCATACAAATCTTTTAAAGCTCCAGCATTTTCTGAAAACTTTTTATACTTAATACCTTCTTGAACTATTTCATCTGGTAATTGTTGTCCTGGTGAAAGCTGTCCTCTAAAATCTTTTAAAAATTTTTGTTGTCCAAACTGTTGTGCATTGTCATTTAAAACTTTGATGTCATCAAACATTTTAGATTTACCAACCAAAGATCCTAGTTTTGCCATAGTTGTTTGTGTTGCTAAAGCAGTATTAGCTATTGCTTCTTTCCAATCATTTTTACCATAACCTGTTACCTCGCCTAAAGCTTTTCTTACTTCAGGTAAATTGTTTAAAGTTCTACCTTTTAAAGAACCAAACTGTAAACCTTCTACTAGAAAGTTAGGTGTTTCAAAATCATAAGCTGCTTTATTTTTTGGCCCAGGATTAAGTAATCCATCAAAAGCTGTTTCTGCTTCTATTCTAGAAATGCCCATTTTTTGTTGCATTTCTCTTAGAGCATTTTCTTTTAAATCTTGTGGAACTGTATAACCAGCATCTAAAAAAGCTTTGTAAGATCTAGAACCATAAGTTCCTTGGTTTGCAGCAATAGCATTTTTTACTTCATCAGGAATAAATAATTTTACTAACTGATCATCACCTGGTGTTGAAAGATCCAAAATTTCTTTTTCTAACAAATTAATGCTGTTGCGATTTTCTTCTAACATTTTTGATATAGATAAATTTTCATCAATACCCAAAGCTTTATAATCTATTTTATTACCAGCACCTTCATAACTTTTTATATTACGTAAAGCTTTTGCTTGCAGTTCTTTTGATGCGTCCGCTAATTCTCTGCCAAGTAATTCTGGTCTTTCAAAACCAAGTCTACTTTGTGGCGCCATAAAATCTTGAATATTTTTTGACAAATTAAGAGCATCTTGTTGCCCTAAGTTACCACCTTTGGTTGCCAACTCTACGTCTTTATTAATTTGATTAAAGGTGGTTTCTACATTTTCTTTAATGGCTCCTAGTTGAGCAGTTTTAGCAGCAGATAATTGAGCTACCAAATCATTTGGTTTTCTTCCTGCAAAGGTAAAATTTTTACGAAAAAAATCACCAAACATATTGTTAGCTAATGAAGCATCACCTTCTACGTTCTTACCTTTTGACAAAGCTTTAGCCACAGGAGAAGCCAAAGGAGCAATCATATCGCTTGCTAACCCAGCAGTTTTACCAACAAGTCCTAGGGCAGCAGGTGCAGTTAACATAATGCCAGCAGTTTCACCGATCACTCCCAATCTTTCCATCAAACGAGCAGAAGCTTTTTCAGCACCATTTAGTCTAGCCAATCTATCTTCGTCCGATTCGCTATCAAAAAATACATCGGTTAAGGTTTGTACGTCATCGGTAGCAACAGCGCCATCTACCGCTGCAGCTCCTAGTATTTGTTTTGCTTTACTAGCTTTAGATAGTAAGCCAACTGTACCCAAACCTGGGACACCAAACTGTGTTATAAACTGTGCTGTTTTACCGACATCGCCTTCAACTTCTGGTTTAATGCTTTCAAAGTATTCGTTAACATCATCGGTTAGATCTGTATCAAAAAACAAATCTACACCAGTTGTTGCTAATTCTGTTAGACCTTGAGGGATTGAAATTAAACCAGCGCCAATACCACGACCTAGTTCACCAAGCACAGATTGATCTGGAGATCTAAGTCTATTTAAACGTTCTTCTGCTTTTTGAATAGCTTCTGGTGAATCGTCTTCGACATATAATCTTGTGCCATCATTTAAAGTTATTATTGGCATAGTTATACCTCTTGTATGGCATAATTTTGTCTTATGTAATTATTAAAATCTGTTATGTTGTCAAATTGATTTGCTAAAGATAATAGTGTTAATGAATCAATTACATTGCCGCTTGTATCAACAATATTAATTCTATCTGGTGATGTTCCTGGGCTTAAGGCATTTTTTACAATAGCTACTAATTGTTCTCCTTGAAATCCTGAAAGTTGATCTAATATACTTTTTTGAGTTTTACCTTTACCTGTCAAATACATTTCAGCAAGATCAGGATTTTCTTGTAGCATTTCTAATGTTCGTATGGCTGCTGGTACTGATTCTTCTTGTCTGGTTTTTTCTCCCAAGTAACCTTCACCAAAAGCAACTGCTGCATTAATTGGTGCTATGCCTTCTCTTGGTTTCATCATGTTTAGAAATCCAGCCAATGAAGCTTGTGGATTTTTTTGTATGAAATCAAAAATAGGATTGGTTGATGTTACTGGTGGTTGAACCACATCACCGCTTGGTGCTGGGGTTGGCGCTGGTGTGGGAGTTTGATCTGCGCCAACTACTGGAGCAGACACTTGTTCTTTTTCATCTTTTGCAGACATTAAAGAAGCAAGCACTGCAGCACCACCTCCACCACCTATTATTGCTGGAACTACTGAAGATGGTGTACTAACAGCAGGAGTTACTGGTACCAATGGACCACCTTGTGGGACTAATGGACCACCTTGTTGTGGCACTACTTGTTGACTTGATGGTACGCCCGATGGTTGACCTTCGCCAGATTTTACTTTAACTCTTTCTTTTTTAGCTTTACTAGATTGCTCTAAAGATTCTTTTGACTTGTCGGTAGATGTTGGTTTGTCTTCTTTTGGTTTACTTTTTTTACCAAAATGTTTTTTGTAAATATCTTTTATTGACCTTATGGTTGATTTAATAATACCACCTTTGTTCATTTTTTTAGGCAGGCTATCTACTATGCCACCATCTGCCATTTTTGGTTTCATTTCTTCTGACAGTTTTTGTTCAGCAATGTTTTGTGCTAAAGATAAAAGTTGTTGTTGCTCTTGTGGCTCAACATCGTTAAGAATTTCTTGCATTTCTGGATCGTTAACAAGCATGTTTGTAAGATCAATGCCTAAAGCAGTGCCTGCTAGTTTCCCTGCTGGTACGTTTAATGGACTTAAGTTAAGTGCTTTATTGGCTGCCATAGCCGATCTTATTGCTCTATTAGCACCAGCTCCAAGTGGTCCTGCAAAGTAAAGAGGTGCAAGTGCCATGCTTAGTGGATCATCAGGGTCAGCAATAAAGTCTGTAATATCTCTTAAGTTAAAGCTTTCTGGATCTTTCTCTAAGCTAAGAAAATCTAATATACCATTACTCATTAAGACATTGCTCCGATACCACCGCCAACGCCAGCACCGCCAGCTTGACCGCCTTGTTGACCACCGCCAAAGAGACTACCTAAAAAGTTACCAAAGTTAAAGCCACCACCTTGACCGCCACCTTGACCGCCAAATATGGTTGCTAAAGAACCTAAAGCACCAATGCCTTGAGCTATACCGCTAGGCTGTTGGTAAGATTGTGGTTGATATAGTTGAGTTGTAGTACCACCGCCCATTTGATTGTATGGTAAACCAGCCAATAATTGCTGTCCTCTCATCAGTCTTTGGAATGGCATGTCAGCCATTCTTTGTGCTGCTTGGAATTGTCTGCTTAATGCAGATTGTTGAGTTTGTTGTCCTTGACCGCCTAGCTGATTCATGAGACCAATTTGTGAAGCTAATTGTTGTTGTCCTTGTTGTCCAAGACCTGAGAAACCAGAACCGATCTGTCCAAACTGACTACCAAGTCCTGCTGTGGTTTGTCCTAGTCCTGCTATCTGTTGACCGATACCAGCTTGTTGTGTACCGAGACCAGCTTGCAATCCAGCCAATCCGCTTTGTGCTTGTCTTGCTTGTTCAAATGCTGACTGTGCTTGTTGTTGCGCTCTACCAAAACCACTACTTCTAAGGGCGCCTATTCTTTCTGAAGCACCTCTTGCTGCTTGTCGTGCCAACTCTTCTTGTCCAAGTCTTGCTCTTGAACCACCAAAAGCGCCACTAGAAATAGCTCTTTGTCTAGCGCCAATATCGGATTGTGCTAGACCTTCACTTACGTCTCTCATGGTTTGTTGAACAACGTCTTGTTCAAATGGGTCGTAAAAAGCTCTACCCATTTTTGGATCGTACATGCCTAGACTACCAAGTCCTGTTTGTTCGGCACGAGATAAGGTATCTAAACCTCGACCCATAGCACGTTCAGCCTCTGGTAAGTATTCCAATGCACCTTTAGTAACGTCTTCTTGTTGTCTTAATAGTCTTTCTGATTCTTGAAGATAAGGTCTAAAACCACCCAGATCTTGTGTTAAAGCACGGGCTTGTAATTGTAAAGGAGTAAGTCCTGCTGTTTGTTCTATTGGCACGTCCATTCTTGCGCCAATCATGCCTGGGCTTTCTCCTGGGACACCAAAGTAAGAAGCAAGCATTCTTCGGCTGTAGTCCTCTACATAAGGAGAAATCATTCTGTAACTTGTTTCTGGTGTTACAACAGTTTGGGCTGGTGGACCCATTTTGGTTGTGCTTTGTAAAAAATCAAATATGCTCATTAGATCATGCTCCCTAAACCTTCGGCTAATTTTTGCTGGTCATACAATTGTTTTGCTCCCATCATTCTTTGTTCGTACATATCACTTGGGTCAGCGCCCATCATTAAACCCAAACCTCTAACTGCTGCTGCATTGGTAACAAACTCACCATCGGAAAGCATGGCTGGGATTTCATCGCCTTTTTCACCGCCTGGGCCTGTTATTAGTTTGTCTCTTTCTGGAAACTCACTAACGTCAACTCCAGCTTCGCCTGTGCCTTCAGCCGCATAAAGCTGTCCAGGTATTCTTCTTGATTGTAAATTAAATAAAGCTTCTTGTGGTGGTGCAACTAATGGACTAAATGGTACACCTCTAGCTTGAGCGTATAGTTTTTCTACTTCACTTGGGTAATACATGTAAGCTGGTGGTCTGTCCATGTAAGGATCTACAGTAATAGATTGTCCAGGTATTGTAGCACCATACATAGAATAAGGGTTAAACTCTGTACTTTGACCCATTCCTGGCATACCGCCCATTCCTGGCATACCGCCCATGCTTGGCATACCGCCATAAC